CGAACTGACTCCCTCAAGTGGGCTGAGTCAAAATTAAAGAATCCAAAACGTTCTGTCCTACGGCCTGAGCCGTGGGAGGAAGTGTCTGATGGTCAATACACGGTCAAGTTCAGCTGGAACGAAGAGGCTAAACCTCCTATTGTTGACACTGAAGGCACACCGATTACTGATACTCGCTTACCGATCTATAGCGGAAGCAAGGTAAAGATTGCATTCTTCCAAAAACCCTATCTTCTTAAGGATGGTGTCACCTATGGTACGTCTCTTAAATTGATTGGTGTCCAAATTGTTTCTTGTAACGGCCAAGCTGGTGTTGATACAGGCGACATGGCACCAGAAGATGTTGCACAACTGTTCGGTAAAACACAAGGCTTCAAAGCTGACGATCCAAACGTAACCGTAAATGATGAGGATGACTTCTAATATGCACAACGAAAATGCTGAAAAACTAAATGGACGCCTAGCAATGCTAGGTGTCATGGCTGCGCTAGGAGCGTATGCCTTGACTGGACAAATTATCCCAGGAGTATGGTGATGCCACAAGGAAAAGGAACGTACGGTACAAAGAAAGGACGTCCACCTAAGAAGAAGATGTGTAAGTAATGGCTAAACAAGGTCTCTATGCAAACATCCATGCCAAACGCAAGCGTATTGCTGCTGGTAGTGGAGAAAAGATGAGGAAGCCTGGATCATCAGGTGCTCCTACTAAAGCCAACTTCAAACGGTCTGCAAAGACTGCTAAAAAATAGCTAAATAGAATAAGGGAGGTGCAATTCCTCCCCTAGCTTTAGACAGCCAAGTCTTTAAACTGGTCTTACTTAATCTTATTTACCTAACCATGAATTATTACTTAAATGACCACTGTACTTTCAAGACCACAGAAACTTAATAATTGGGAATCCTTTTGTAATTGGGTTACCTCTACCAACAACCGTCTATACGTTGGCTGGTTTGGAGTCCTGATGATTCCAACACTACTAGCAGCAACCATTTGTTTTGTTCTGGCTTTTGTAGCCGCACCACCCGTAGATATTGATGGCATACGTGAACCAGTTGCTGGATCGCTCCTTTACGGAAATAACATTATATCGGGAGCAGTTGTCCCGTCTAGCAATGCAATCGGCTTGCACTTCTACCCAATCTGGGAAGCAGCAAGTCTCGATGAATGGCTCTACAACGGTGGACCCTTCCAACTTGTCATCTTTCACTTCCTTGTCGGTATCTACTCTTACTTGGGACGTGAATGGGAACTTAGTTATCGATTAGGGATGAGGCCCTGGATCTTTGTCGCATACTCAGCACCGGTCGCCGCAGCGACTGCAGTCTTTCTTGTCTATCCATTTGGACAAGGTTCTTTTTCAGATGCAATGCCTCTTGGCATATCCGGCACCTTCAATTACATGCTCGTCTTCCAAGCTGAGCATAATATCCTTATGCATCCTTTCCATATGTTGGGTGTTGCCGGCGTATTTGGTGGGTCTCTTTTCTCTGCTATGCATGGCAGCCTTGTCACGTCTTCACTTGTACGTGAGACAACTGAACAAGTTAGTCAAAACCAAGGTTATAAGTTTGGTCAAGAGGAAGAGACCTATAACATCGTGGCAGCTCATGGATACTTTGGTCGTCTTATTTTTCAGTACGCTTCTTTTAACAACAGCCGTAGTCTCCACTTCTTTTTGGCAGCCTGGCCTGTTGTTGGTATCTGGTTTACTGCTCTTGGTGTATCTACCATGGCTTTCAACTTGAATGGATTTAATTTCAATCAATCGATCCAGTCTTCTGATGGTCATGTCCTAAATACTTGGGCTGACATTCTCAATAGAGCAGGTCTGGGTATGGAAGTAATGCATGAGCGTAATGCTCATAACTTCCCCTTGGATTTAGCAACACATAAAGCACCAACAATTGGATAAGAAACGTACGTTCATCCCTTTGGGACGCATGTCGCTTGATCATGGAACGGGGATCAAGTACTTCAAATTTAATCATGCCTTCAGTCGAACTCCGTCAACGGGTCCGTGAGCAAAAAGCTGCTCGTCGTGAGCAGCAATTGAAGTATCGCGGCGTTTCTTACATTAAAAAATCACTCTATGTAAATGGCATTCAGATCTGGACTCGAGGAGAAGGTCGCTGATCTTCTCGTCAGGCTAGGTGTCAAGTATGAATACGAAAGCACAAAGATCCCATATGTAATTCAACATTCCTATACACCAGACTTCGTTCTACCAAACGGTGTCTGGTTGGAAACCAAGGGTTACTGGGATGCTGCTGACCGTAGGAAGATCAAGGCTGTTAAACATCAACATCCTGAAATAGATCTTCGTATGGTGTTTCAGGCACCGTTCAATAAAATTAGTAAAAAATCAAAGACAACATATGCCAAGTACTGTGAAAGGCTTGGTATCCCGTGGTCATCATGGGCAGACATTCCACTTGATTGGTTGATATGACCAGCGAATTTGAAAGGCATATTGCCTGTGAAGAGTGTGGCTCATCTGATGGCAATAGTTTGTACACCGATGGCCACACCTTCTGTTTTGTTTGTCACACCTGGAAAGGCGGAGACAGCAATGTTCACAATCACAAAACCACCACTTATGTACAACGAATGCAATCAAGAGGAATCGCTCGCCGACTATCAAAGCGAGGAATTTCTGAAAGAGTATGTGAAGAATATGGGATCCATGCCGATGGAGAGATCCTATGCTTCCATTATCGAGATGGCAGTGGACGAAATCTTGGGATAAAAACCAAGACAAAAGACAAAGAATTTAGATACGAAGGAGAATCAGATGGAAGGTTCTTCGGCCAACAACTCTTCCGACACAAAGGAAAGAGAATGGTTATATGCGAAGGTGAAATTGATGCTGCTACATGCAGAGAGGCATTTCCTACTTGGGAAGCTGTATCACTTCCATATGGTGCAGCCGCTGCTAAGAAATCTATCAAGCACAATTATGAATGGCTTGAGAATTGGGATGAAGTAATCCTATTTTTTGATAATGATGATGCTGGACATAAAGCTATACAGGAAGCAGCCAGCGTGTTACCACCTGGCAAAGTCAAGATTGCTAATCTAAAAGGTTATAAAGATGCATCTGAAGCTGCACAAGATAACAACCTTGATGCAGTACGCCAAGCTATTTGGGATGCACAGCTTTATAAACCTGATGGCATTATTGATGGTAAGAGTTTACTTTCACTTGTAATTGAACCACAACAGGATTGCATTCATGAGTATCCCTTTGCAGGCTTACAAGAAAAACTACAAGGTGTGCGTTCGGGTGAATTAGTGACAGTAACCAGTGGAACTGGCCAGGGGAAGTCATCCCTATGCCGTGAACTTGCAGCTCACTTCCTCAGTAAAGGGGAACGAGTTGGGTATGTGGCACTTGAAGAGTCAAATCGTAGAACAGCTTTAGGGCTTATGTCTGCTGCTTGCGGTAAACAATTTCACATTGGAGAACATGAACGATCTACTCTCACCGAGGCTTATCAAGACACTCTTGCTAAGTGGAACCTTTTTCTTTTTGATGGCTTTGGGTCTTTTGATCCTGATAACATCATCTCCCGAATTCGCTACCTCGCTGCAGGACTCGACTGCAGGGTTGTATTTTTAGATCACCTATCAATCCTACTATCAGGGCTTGATGGAGATGAAAGACGAATGATAGATAGCACGATGACTAAGCTCAGGTCATTGTGTGAAGAGACAGGCATTTCGATGTTTCTTGTTTCTCATTTACGCAGAGCACAAGGTGATAAAGGACACGAAGATGGAGCAAAAGTATCACTTGGACAGCTGCGCGGAAGCCACAGCATTAGCCAAATTAGTGACGCAGTTATTGGACTCGAACGCGATCAGCAGAGTGGAGATGAACACGCTGATACAACAGTGCGAGTCCTTAAGAATCGCTTTACTGGCGAAACTGGGATCGCCTGCCAATTGAAATACGACAAAGAAAAGTGTAAATTTTATGAATCAAAATCTTTCGACCCACAAACAGATTTTTAAACCCAACCCTCCTACTGAGGAGATGGTAAAGAAAGCACAATTTATCGACAAAACATACATTTGGAAAAATGCTGGTATTCGACCTGGAAACGGACGGTCTTCTAAATGATGTTACCCGTATTCACTGTCTGGTCATCTATGACTCAAAAGCTGATGAAACGTATTTATTTAATGACGAGGGTACTGAAGAACCGATTGTTCGTGGGGTACAACTACTTGAAGAAGCTGATCTTATCTGCGGTCATAACGTCATTTCGTATGACATACCAGTTATTGAAAAGATTTACCCATGGTTTGCGTGCAAAGCCTTGGTCGTTGACACCTTACTTCTGTCGCGGCTATATCACGCGGACATGATAGAAGTAGATAAACGGTTAGACAATAGCCGAATGCCACTTCAATTACGTGGCAGACACTCACTTGAATCCTATGGCTACCGCTTAGGTGAATATAAAGGTGGGTTTGGTAAGACCACTGATTGGAAAGAGTGGTCACAAGACATGCAGGACTACTGCACACAAGACGTAAAAGTAACAACCAAATTATGCGAACACTTCCACCCATACCTGAGTGGGTCGCGTTAGAGCACAAGGTTGCACAAATCCTATCTAAACAAGAAAGACATGGTTGGTATTTCGATGAACGGGCTGCATGGCAACTTACATCTGCTCTCCAACAGGAACTTCAAGATATTGAAAAAGTACTTCGGGAGAAACACCCTTACATCCGAGGAGCTGAATTCACTCCAAAAAGAGATAACAAACCTAGCGGCTACATCAAAGGTGCCTCTTTCACAAGACAAAAAGAATTAAACCCAACCTCTCGCGATCATATTTCATGGATATTGCAGAAGCACTATGGCTGGAAGCCAGCCCAAATGACAGCTACTGGGAAACCAGTTATCGACGAAGTTATTCTGACCGAGATTGGATCTCCGATTGCTATGCAGTTTGCGAGATGTTTGACGGTAACGAAAATGCTTGGGATGATCTCGAACGGCGTGAACGCATGGCTGAGGCTTGTTACGAGTGAAAAAAGAATTCACCACCACTGCTCAGTTGCAACCGCCACGCA